AGCCGTTGCAACCTCGCGGTAGTTCTCGGTCAGATTCGTGTATTCGTCGCGCAGCGAGTTTTCATCTTTAAACGTCGCGGGGGGCGGCGTATTCACAATCCCTTCGTACTGCTCCTGCGTAATGAAACCAGCCGCTAAGTCAACCGCAGCCTGGGCCGCATCAGTGTATGGCTGGGCCTGCGGGGGAGCAAAGCGCGGGCCTTCACCCATCGACACCCAATTACCGTCACGGCCGAAGTATCCTTGCTGCTCGTTGGTGCCGTCGATGAGAGATTGGATGTCGGGATTGAATGGCGGCGCGTTTTCAGCCGTCTGTCCCGGCTGGACATCGCCCTTGCGAACGAAGATGAGCGAGCCGTCGCCGTTGGGGTTGGGCACCTGCATCAGTTCGTTGTTCGCCGCTTCCGCTTGGCGCTGGCGGTCCATTTCGGCCTGCATCATGCTGAACGACAGTTCGGGGTAAACCTCCGAGAGGGAGAGCGCAGCACCCATTGGGTCAGGGGCCTGCGCGCCATAGGTCGTGGTCGGGTCGCCAGTGCCATCAGGGCGCTGCTGATTCCAGGTGATGGTGTTGCCGGGCGAGCCGGAATACATCTGCAAAGCCTGCGTCAACCGGCCCTGCTTTTCCTTCTCCAGCCTCTCGTCCTGGCCCATGGCGTAGCCCATCATGCCCTTCTGCAGGGCGCTCGCGAGGCCGCCGTATATGGTCCCGTTGTTGGGGTCGGGCTGGCCCTGTAGAAGCTGGACGTACCTGCTGCCGAGTGTAGTCATGCCAGCGCCTCCGCATAATTGACGGCAAGGAATCCGTTGATCTCAGACACCGCGTGGGGCCGAACCCGCATGACCTCTTGAGCCATCAGGCCGATGCGACGCACGTTGTCCCAGACATATCGGAACGTGTAAACGCCCATGCCGTCAACCTCACCGATGCGTACGATGTCGCGTTTCAGCCTGCGGTCGGACCATTCGGACCACGCGGGGTAGGTGTATGCTGCGGCCTGCGCGCCCGCACCCAGCAGGCCGTAGAGGCCCTGCTGCTCGGCGATCGCCGCGTTCTGCTGCGCGTTGTAGTTCGCATAGGTTGCATCCATGATGCCGGCGGGGGCGACGTTGTACTGGCCGGGGTTGACGTAGCTGGGCTGCTGGACTTGCTGGCCGGACATCAGCGCGGAGAGTTCATTCAACGGCACCTGGCGGCCCGTCAATGCGCTCTGTAGGGCCTGCTGGTAGGCGTTGGCCTGCATCCCGTAGTCGGCCTGCTGCTGGCCCGTGGCCTGCCCCTGTGCGCCCAAGGCGAAATCGTTCTGGCCCCGGTTGAAGATGTCGTAGGAGTTCCGGTATGCCTCCGAACCGACGTCGATGCCCTGGTTGGCAAGGCGGGTGTCGAGTGCGGCGCGCTGCTGGTCCATCTGGGGCTGGTTGCGCTGGATGATGCTGTCATAACTGCGCTGCCATGCCTGGGGATCAGCCGTGGGCGTCGGACCCAACGAGTTGATGTCGAACGGGCTGGAAAGCTGACCAGACACCTGCCCAAGTTGGTTGTTGGCGATCTGGCCGAACTGCATTCCGGCCTGGTTGGACTGGTTCAGCATGGTCTGCTGATCGGGCGCAAGGGTCTGTGTCGCGGTGCGATCCGGCCCGCCCACGGAGCCCGAATAGGTCAGGTTGCCGTACGGCGTCACCTGATTGATTTGGGAAACGAGCGCGCTCTCACGCACCGCGTCCTTGTTGGCCGATGCCTGCGCGGCTGCCGTGGCCTTGGGATCGGGAGGCGTGGGGGAGCTAGACTTGCCCATGTAATTCTCCATACAGTCTGAGGTAGTCGGGGCGCAGAAGGCGCATGATGACCGCGTGCCGCTTGCGTCCGAATTGGTGTGCGAGGATGGCTTCACGCTTGAAGCCGACGTGTTCGTTGACCTTGAGCGCCTTGACGTTTTCCAGCGCCGTGGCCGTCCAAATTTTCTGACACCCAAGCTGGTCGAACGGGTACGACAGAAGGGCATGGATGATCTCGCGCCTCGCCCACATCGGGGAGGTCGCCGCCATGCTCAACTGCATGGTGCCAAACTTGGGCTGGTAGTCGTGGTAGACCATCCCGGCTATCAGGTGGTCGGTTGCAACGCCAATCGCCGTCACGGGGCTGGAAAAGCCATCCTGGCCCACGTCTGGAATGTGTTCTGCCACCCATGCGGCCACTTGTTCGCTGTGGCCGAAGATGAGATTAGGCACTCACATCCCACCCAGAAACTTTGCCAGCCATTCACGCTGCTGCGGGGTTGACTGTGCGGAGGGGTCGCCGCTGTAGATGCGCGCGGCAATGGATGCCTTGAGTGCGTCTTGGTCGGTCGCGTAGGGCGTGCCTTTGAACGATGTAAGCTGTTCCTGTGAAAGCTTGTAGTCAGGGGTGACACCCTGCTGTTGCATCAACAGGCGCAGCGCCTCGTTGCGGGCCACGGCGTCGCGGTTCACGTCGGGGGACGAATACGGGTTGAGGATGATGTCGCCGGTTTCCGCAGCCATGCCGCCCACGGTCGGGTTGCTCTTAAAATAGGCGTCCTCGCCGGGGAACAACTGCTGCCGAATCGGGAACCCAAACAGCGGGTCGTTCTGGCGGCGCAGACTGCGGGCGGCTGGGCCGTCATCTGGCGCAAGCATCTGTGACAGATTGCCCATCACAGCGGCCCGCCCGGAGTGATGAGCCAGTTCGTCGCCAGCCATGACGGCTGATTGACATTCGTGGAAATCCGCACTCGCAACGAAGCCGTCCGGCCGATCCCCCGGATGCCCCGCCAACCTCGATAGACCTGCGAGGCCGAACCCCAGAGGCCAATGCCCCACTTTGACACACCCCATTTCGCGGAGGTCACGGCAGACGCCGATACAACGGCGGTTGAGGTTTTGACCTGATAATCGACATTCACGTCGAGGGCTGCGGATGGCGCACCGTTTGACTGGAAGATCGGCTCAACCAGCGTAAACCGTTTGTTGGCACCCGGCGAACCGAAGTCGTTGAACGCCTGCAATGCGTCGGCGTCGATGTTTGCGCCGTTGTCAGCAAAGCCGTCGTCGAACTTGTAGACCGTGCCATCCGCCTGACCGCCGAAATAGGGCGCATCGTTCAGCAGACCCCAGCACGCGGCGTTGATGCCGGTAAACCGACATGGTGCCCGTGTGATCGTGTTGAACACGAACTGTTCAGCCTCAACGGAACTATCGGGGATGTTGAACAGCAACATGGTCCCTTTGGGATAAAGGAAGGGTTGCCAGCCGTACAGGGTTGCTCCGGCCCGCACCGCGTCGTTGACCGCCTTGTTGATCTGCTGCGAAATCGCCACAGCATCGGCCTGCGAGCGGTCAGCCAGGAGGATCTGACTTGCGGCAACAAAACCGTCTTGCGTGACCATAATCAGATCGGAGCCAGCCTTGATCGCGCACCGGCGACCGATGGGCTTGCCAATGCGGAACACGCCGACCAGCGCCCATGTGGCTGCGGCAGCGGGGTCCGTCCCGGCATAGACGATGGCCTCACCCTCTGAGGTCAAGAACACCGCCACGTCATCGGCCCCTGCCCCGCCATCGCGCGACCATGTGCCCATCGCCATGACGTACCCGCCAAGGGTCGCAATCGCGCCCAGAGGAAACGCTGTGGCCGCCCCGGATATGGAATTGACCGCGAGATAGTAGGCGGTCATGGAATCCTTCTCACCGAACCACAGACGCCGCTGGTGGTTGTTGCACCAGATCAGGTTGGCAATCGTCGGGCCGGTGATCGTGGAGTTGGCCCACGAGGTTCCGTCATAGGTCTGGGGCGTGTCGGCACCGTTCACGGCAAGCATGAAGTGGCCGCCCGAGGTGGAGATTTGCGTCTGCTGCCAGCGGGCGTTGGTCTTGCCCGATACGACAGCCGCACCGACTGCGCCGGCAGATGAAACGTCGTAGATGTTGCCGCCGTTGGCCGCGAACATCACGCCCGTGCCCGTCGTCGGGGTGTAGAGCAACAGGCTCTCGACTGCGCCCGACATTCCGGTTGCGTGCGAGGTGTAGCCCTTGCGCAGCGTCACCTTGTCGGTCGAGGGGAGCCAGTTGGTTAGGATGACCGCGTTCTGCACTGGCATGTCTGCCAGAGCGTTGCGGGTATCCCAGCCGCCCACGGGAGGTGGGGCGGTGCGGGGGCGGGCTGGTGCTCTCACTGTCCTGCCTCCGCTTCACCGCCCGAGAGCAGGCCCAGCCCGCCCGCAGCAAGGGGCGGAAGGAGGCCGTAGCGGCGCAGTATCTCGATGAGTTTGTCATCGAACACGACGTAGTTGTTGGTTTCGGGGAGCCCGATAGATGTCGGCGCTGAAAGAGGGCGCGAGTTTGCATCAAGGTATCGGATGCCAGCGATGCCCGCGCCCTTCGCGTCCATCGACAGCATCTCTTCCAAAGCCTCCATGCTCATTTCGCCATCGTCCATCAAGTCTTTCACGTCGCCTATAATATCTCTGCCTTCTGGCACAAAATAACGATACGGGTCGTTACCGTTATTCTGTTCCGTCAGCTTGCGACGATATTTTGCGAACCACCCCTGTACGACATCTGATTGCTCACTCAGCGGCTTGTCCCAATCGATGAAATCGTCGGGGCTGGCGTTAATGCGGACTTCGTACATGGAGCCATTTTGCCCAGCAGAGAGGGCATCTCGATACGTTTTGGCGGCATCCTCTGCTTCCGCGAAATACAGACCGTGCCCGTATGCCCCGCCACCTTCGCCCGTGCCGATCTTCGACATATCGAAGCGGTCGAACGTGTGCGGCGAGCCGTGGTAAGCCGTGATTCCGTCCAGCACCTTCCCCGTCGTCCCCGCCATCACACCCGGCCCCGGCATCAGCGGGCTGTCGATGAACGCCTGTATCCGCTCGGGCGAGAAACCACCGTACTGCTGGGCAAGCGAACGATCCGCCGCCATGGACTCCTGAAACGACGGCATTCCGAGAGCGCCGGAAATGCCCGTGTTGTAAAACTCCAGCAGAGGGTCAACCTGCGCCGCCATGCTCTGCTGCATCGGCCCCGTGTCGCTCTGTCGGGCGTCGTATGGACCCGGACCCGCACGGAGGGCCTGCGCCCACACCGATGGCGGCGAGAGCCTTTCGGAAAAGCGCCCCATTAAAAGCTCGTGCCCGATGGGCCGTTGCGATCTCTGCCACCCAAGCCCGAGGCGGAGCGCCCAGGTCGTCCGCCGAAGCTGCCGCCAGA